TTTAATGCCGTTAATCGCGGAGCGACTGTAACGCTCACGATGTTCAACAACACCCAGCTTTGCTAACTGCTGATACGCCTGATTAGCCGTCATCCGGATACCATGCTGTTTTAACAGCGCGCTCAGTGCCAGCGTCGGGCGGCTTGAACCATCCAGCGCGCCAGCCGGAGCATCAATGGCATATTGTGGCGCCAGGTTAGGTAGTCCCACTGCCTCCTGGAGTTTCTGACACGCGCCCAGTACCGATGAATTGGACAGGTTTAACTCTTTGCGCATAAAACCCAGCAGAATCACCCCCGCCTGCATCTTATCGGCAGCCATACCAGAAGATGTTTGTGGCGCACTGGTAATCCGATCGAACGTGCGGATCACCTTAAGATGGAAAGACGGGCTGATCCACATTGCATAAGCAAACACCAGTTCTTTGCATACGTATGTACCTTGTTCAGCGCCACCGCGAACAGTATTTACTGGAGCACGTACCAAACTTCGGGTATCACTACCGCCCTGAAAAAAGCTAACTGATTGATTTTGTTCCGATGATGGAATTCCGCCCTCGGTGAAAAGTTGCTCAATCAGCTCACGGGTTTGCTTATTATCAAGCCAGTATTTCGGACGATATTTCTGATCTCCACCAGCAGCACGGTGCAAATCGTTAAGACAATAGCGCCCATGAACGTCGCGGCGAACTTCGATACCATCAATGACCATTAAATTATTCATGCTTCTTTCTCCATTTTCAGGCGGCTGCACCCGCCCCTGTTTCAAATTTCGTGATCGTGATTTCTACCTTCCCCTTCGGGAAAACTGGTCCCCACTCCACCAGCATTCTCTTTACCTGGCTGTCGTCCTCCCAGACTCCTGCGTGGGTCAGTGCGTCAAACAGCGCCTTGTTGTAGTTGTCCAGATCTCTGATCCGCTTGTCTGGCGGATACAGGATAATTTCTACCGCTGCCGGGGCTGTTGAAGGTTTTGGCAGACGGCGTAACTGCTCAATCACTGCCGCGCACGCCTCGCTCTGATACTTCCGGCCGCTGGCGCTGACCATGTGACGACCTTTAAGCGGTCCCTTATTCGGAGCCCGCCAGTAGGTGTTAACGCTGGGTGGAAATGGCAATGTCAGTTTCATGCCGCCCCCTACAGAATCGCCACGAGATCTTTCGCTGTCTCGCGGGTACTGCCCTTACTCGATATTGAGCGGCGGGCGCTGATATAGCGGATTTCGAAGCCGTGCTGTGAGTACAGGTCGATAACGCGCGGCGCGGTGGAATTGCCGATCACAACCCTGGCGCCGCGCTGATGAGCGGCAACGCAACATTCCGCCAGCGCGATATGATCATCCCAGGTAAATCCACCAGCGGCGTAATGAGTAAAACCAGCCGTGCCGGGCATCGGTTCGTAGGGTGGATCGCAGTACACAACATCACCCTCCCCCGCCAGCGTCCGGCGAAATCCCGCCGCCATGAATACGCAGTTGTGCGCCATTCTGGTAAATGCCCTGATTTCTTCTTCCGGGAAATAAGGCGACGGGTATTTGCCCCAGCCGACATTGAACTGGTTATTGCGGTTGTACCGGATCAGGCCATTGAAGCAGTGACGGTTAAGGAAAAGAAAAGCGGCGGCGCGTTCCGGACCGTCCATCACCTGAGCATTGAACTCTTCCCGTAACACCATATAGCTTTCGGCGTCATTGAGGCGGTCAAACATTACCCTGGCGTGCCTTATCACCGTATCCGGTACAACAGCCAACATCTGGTACAGGTTGATAAGGTCGGTATTCACATCGGCCAGCAGGAAGCAGGCGTGTTTGTCTGAGTTGAGAAACACCGAGCCACCACCGACAAACGGTTCAATCAGGCGCATCCCTGCCGGAATGATCTGGTACAGATCGGGTAACATGGAGTATTTACCGCCAGCCCATTTCAGGAACGGGCGGCGCCAGGAGCGCGAAGCGGATTCATCAACAGATATCGTTACATCACTGCTTTCAATACAAACGGATTCACTGGTCATTCCACATTCCCCACAAATCGCCCTGCCAGATAAATCTGTTCACCCGGTCTGACCGGCTTTTTGCAACTATCAAGGCACCTCTGGCGCTGGCGCAAAAATGCTTCGCGCTCGCCAGTCAACTGGCTTTCGCTAAATGCCTCCAGCCACACCGCTGAGGCGCGCTTAAACAACCCTCTGGATTCCAGGTCTTCAGCGAGGCTTACCAGCTTTGCCAGCACCATCGGATCACCCGAACCTGTGCGACCTGACCTTTTCTGTCGTAGCGTCAAAATCACTGCCTCGTCCTTGCCTGCGTAATAGCGAAATACATCTCCATCCAGGCGGCGGTTAACACGCTTACACCGATACAACTTGCTCGCTGAACGCTGCACATCAAAGCGTGCGTATTCAGGAAAAGCATCGGCAATCTCATTTGATGTCAGCCCCGGATTAAGCTCGATAAACGCCTGCACTTTTGCTAACAGACTCATCCTCTGAATCCCTCCGGAATCGTTGTATCAACCGGACCAAAAGCCATCACATCGCGTTTCTTCGCCCCCCAGTCAGCGCGTTTAGGCCGTCCCTTCTGATCCCAGCGGGTAGCGCTTTGCAGATAGCTCTCGAATTTCTTCGGACCGAACAGCGTTTCCGGGCGCATGTACTGGTACTGCTCGTCGTTCTCGTGCCAGTGCTCATGCTTCAGGTCGATAACCAGTTGCAGGTCTGCAACGCTGTACCCCTCACGCAGTCGGGCACGGATGTTTTCCAGGGAGGTTTTTGACTTCTGATACCGGGAGCCACTTACCTGGTTCAGGTGGGTTAAAACCTCAATCGCCTGATCGGTGATCATCACTTCGGGGTCAGGTTGCGCCGCAACCGGACAAGAAGGGGTTTTACTCTCCTGTGTAATCTCCTGAGTAGTCTCTGTGTAATCTCCTGTAGGAAAGATTGTGGGATCGCCACATGCTTGTTCGTTGGGTTGCCCCGTACTTGTTTGCGGTGTTTCCACATTCTTGTTTGCGGCATTACCGCAATCTGGTTTGCGGGGTTGCACCAATCCAGATTGCGGGGTTTCCACATTCTGGAGGTCCCGCAATCTGGTTTTCTCCTGAGCGCCCTTTTTCACTGGCTTCGCCGTTTCCAGCAACAGCGCTTCAAGCCGTTCGGTGTTGATGCGGTAGTGCATGGTGGCAGGTACACCGCGACGGGCTTCTTCCAGTACACCAAGTGCTACCAGACGTTTACGTGCTGTTTCCTGTTCGTCGCGGGTTAGCGCCGTTTCACTGGCAATATCAGCCTGTGTTTTGTACATCCAGCCGCCATCCATCCGGTTATGCCAGTAAACAAGCTGGGACAGGAATACTGCCGCAACCGGGCCAGCTTTTACCTTCCCGGCTTTCAGTTTTGCAAAAGCAGGGTTGTAGGCGATGGGGCGATCGAGTAATTGAATAAGGGAACTCATGCAGCACCTCCGAGATGCTTCATGTTTTTGCCGGAACGAAAGGCAATAAGCGGCATGTTGACGCGGTAATTACGCCCAAGAGGCTCACAGACAACCTTCTGACATTCGCGATCGACCAGGCTAATACGCAGAACGTACCCTTCTGGTGTGCTGTACCACTGTCCTGGACGAGGGCAATGAAAACGTTGGCTGGTGAACCGTTTAAAAATATTCCGGATCATTTGCGCCCCCTTACCTCTGAACGGTTCAGTGTCATATTGATAAGGCTCGCAAGCGCCGCAGCGTCATTGATGCGGTCGTACAGGCTTACGGCCAGCGGAGATTCCACTTTTTCCAGCATGGGATAAAGCTGCTGTAACCAGACCTGATGAATGGATGAAATGTAGGAATAGAGAACGCTGGCATTATGTGCTGCATCGCTCAGCACCGACGGCTTTGAAAGCTGTTTCTCCATCTGGTTAAAGGCATTGATGTATGCCTCTTTGAACTGGGCAGCACGTTTACCCGTGAAACCCATAGCAAGGAAAGCAAAGCCGTCGCGGGTTATTTGATAGCAAGGTAGTTTGCGGCCAGATGCGTCGGTGTAATCACTCACCGCAAAATTGCGGGCAGTAAACTCAGGAGAGCAATCAAGTGCGCGGATCTTTTTCAGAACATCGTCATGACGTTTGGTGAAGTAGTCGGCAACAGCAAGGGAAGAAGTAACGGCTTGCCCGTTAATAACACTGATTTCAGGTTGAGCGAGAGTTGGGACTGTAGCCATGATGGCCGCCTCCGATAACTTGGATGTGACTCCACCACCGGAAACGCCAATTTCACTGGTGGTGAACTGAGCAGGGTTGGCGTAACCGGCGTTATCGGAAACCGGCGCACCTTTCGGTGCCCCTACCCAGCCCACCATAATTTGGATATAGCCGAGCTGCGACAATAAAAAAGACGCAGGCGCGTCATTTGTCGCCGATAACAATTCCAGGACGCCAATCCCGGCACCCGCTTTATGAGGTGCCTGAACAGTGTAACGTCCCGGAATTGCAGAATCAATGTGTTCCTGGCGCTTCACACTCAACAAAATCACGCCTGAATTTCCACAAAGGGCTAAAACACTCATGCGGATAGCCCTTGCGCAGATAGATAACGCGCTCAGTTTCTGGTTCCCAGCGAATGACATGGACATAAAGTCCCCTTCCATCACGAAACCAGCGGTTAAGTTCCTGCACGAGTTATCCCCCACGGTCAGGCTGTGTTCCCTGTGGTTACGCACGACCAGGCTATTTGGTAATCTGCATTCATGACGCAACGGCCGGTACTCATACATCCCCGGTTGTTGCGACAAACGGTTATTTACCGTTAAACTGTTCATGCGTTGGTTTTCTCCATAAAATTTGACGCCACGGCGCCCGGAGCTGCACACTCGCGGGCGTCACCCTTTTCTGGCGCGCAAAAAACCCTGTATACCAGTGTCGAATGCTGTTGCAGCTTTGCGATCGCCTGATACAACTCCTCATCAATCACGGCTTTTTCATGTGGCTCAATAACGCCATCTTCGATAGCCACCCTGATTTGCTGGGAATAACTGGTGATCTGCTCAATCGCTTCCAGCAGGCGCTGATTAATATCTGCGTTATCCACTTCTTCCATATCTGCCAGCGGAACAAAAACGCCACCTGATGCCCTGGCTACTGAATGTGCCAGGTGATAGGTTCCTCCGGCACGTTGCAGTACCAGCGCCCACCCAATCGGGAAGATCTGATCACCACCAGTACGCAGGCGGTTAAACAGAGCATCTTTGGTGACATCCAGCCATTCCGCAGCTTCTTCATAACCGCCATGCAGACTGGAAATCGTCTTTTTAATCGCAGCCACCAGCCAGCGGGGCTGCTTTTCAACTTTCCATTCAGGTTCATGTCCCACGGATCTACTCCTTCTGCTGTGGTGGCGGTCAAATCGCCGAATCACTAAGCTGATATCTGTTTGGATACAAAATTTGCATCTCGCTAATTTCTCCGGCGTAAAATTGAGCCAGGCGCTCAGCAAGCTCTGTTGAAGGAGCCTGCTCGCATCTTTCAACCCGGCTTAATGTTGCAGGATCAACCTGAACCCCTTTAGCGACGTGCTGTAACGTATAACCATGCGATTTCCGCAATTTTCTCAATGGTGATTGCATAAAACCTCCTTCTTTTGCGTATGTCGCATGTTATTTCATGCAGCAAACTTGCGCAAGTTGATTTGCACAATGCGCAAAAAATTAATGTAATGAACGCATGAATATAGGAAACCGTGTCAGACAACTTCGCCGCGCGAAGAACATGAAAATTGCTGAGCTAGCAGAAGCCATCGGCGTGGATGCCGCAAACATCTCTCGTCTGGAGACTGGCAAGCAAAAGCAATTTACCGAACAAACACTTTCTAGGCTGGCTGACTGCTTAGGTGTTGATATAGCAGAACTCTTTACCTCAGACCCAAAAGGTAATACTGTATGTAAACACAGTGATATGAGGAAGGATTCAGCTAACGTGAAGGATTTGTTCCGTATCGAGATACTGGATGTCAGTGCAAGCGCCGGTAATGGACTCATTCAGGGCGGTGATGTTATCGATGTAATCCATGCTATCGAATATAACAAGGACAAAGCATTAGCTATGTTTGGCGGGCGCCCTGCCGCTGAGCTTAAAGTGATTAACGTGCGCGGTGACAGCATGGCGCCAACAATTGAACCGGGAGATCTTATTTTTGTCGATATAAGCATCAACCAGTTCGATGGTGATGGCATCTATGTCTTTGGCTTTGATGATAAAATATACGTAAAAAGGCTGCAGATGATCCCCGATAAATTATTGGTGATATCTGATAACACTAACTACAGGGAATGGAGTATTACCAAAGACAACGAGTGCAGGTTCGGTGTTTTTGGCAAGGTTCTGATAAGCCAGACGCAGTCACTCAAACGACACAATTAATAGAAAGCGTCGACAAGGCCACCATTATGGTGGCTTTTTTTTTGACTCAAAATTGCATATATCGCAATTTTATACTTGCGCAATGTGCAATTTAAAGGTAATTTGCATTCATAGAGCAGCGAACAGGCAGGACGCCCACGAAGTAGCCGCCGGTGGCATACGAATGACCGGATGAGTCGCAATGATGCATTACACAGGAGTTCAGATGAATAACTACTACACATGCTCCTTCTGCGGGGCCAATGAAATGGATGCAAAAAAAATTATCGCTAAAGGCGGTAATGCTGATCCAGCAATCTGTTCTGAGTGCGTTGTTCGCTGCGTAGGTGTTCTGGCAAATACCAGTACTACCGAAAGCACAAGAAGTACGGAAATGAATAATGCTGCCAGCATCGAATTCTGGCAGCTGATAACAGCTCTTTCAGAGATGGCTATTTCTTCTCTAAAAGCTGCTCAAGAGATGGGAGACGAAGAAAGCGCCTGTTTAATAGCCAAAAAACTGTCAGTTAAGTTCGATTATGCGCCTTGTCGAGAAACTGTTTAATCAGGTCAGCAAGCTCAGATGCACTGCTCTCTCCTGAGTTATTTAACGCATCACAAACGGCATAAGGCTTGTGCTCCAGCGGAATTCTGGTAACCAAAAGGGCCACCGCAATCTTTAGAGCACGAACATCAGCGGCAAGGCCTTCATTGGAAGAATCACTATTCAACGTAGTTTCTAAAATAGGCATAAAAAATCCTTTAAAGCTGTGGGGCTTATAAGGATACCACCGAGCCTGATGTGGTGAAAAGACAGGCACACAACGATGAGAGTATTGACGAGCAAGGCATAAGTGCTGGTTCGATTCCAGACAGACCTCTTTAGTGAGGTGGGTTGGGCAGAGAAAAGGTCCGTTCAA